TCTTCTTTCCAACATTGTGAACGGTCAAAAATCTGTGCGTTTGTTTTCTTTATCAATTGTTAGCACTCCAAGACTTAGAAAGGTACCTGTTTATAATACGGCCTTCTCTTTGTTGTAGACTTAGGCTTCTTTCTTTTTTCCAAGAATAAGACATATTACTTCTACCGCCGCGGTAGCTTGTAAGTAGGCATAATCTCCAAGAAGTAGCTATAGGTTTTAAAGCTTTTCTTATCATTAGCTCCCCCATCCCTTAGAACGAGACCAGTTACTAGACCAGAGTTCGTGAACTGTCCAACTCCAAGCAGTAACCGACCTATCCCAAGAGATAGACCAGGGTTTAATCTCAGACCAGCAATCAGAAATAGGCCAATTAAACTTTCTTATCATACGTTGCTACTCCAACAGTTAATTACGTAGACTCTCCAACAACACCAATAATCAGAAGTAGACCAAGCTCTGCAGTGAAATCGTAAGTTAGGCCCAGTAGCTGAGATGCACGTAAAAGTGAAAGTAGACTTTGACATACGCCAACCAACATTCCAGCATTTAGACTCCGCCCATGCTTTTCTAATCATATTTGTTTTCTCCAGTTCCAAGATCTGTAGCTTAAGGCGTCATCGAACCACAACGACAGGGCTTTAGTCGCTCCAGGGCAAAATGAAAATGGTAGAATTGTCATCCAAGACCAGTGCCCTAACCTACCAAGTGGACTGCTATTTTTGTCGTTTGCCCAAGACGCAGACCCAGGTCCTATAGCTTTTCTAATCATTGTTGCTCTTCCTCCAAGAATTTGAACAGACCTCATCTATACTCCAAGAGTCGGACCAAAACCAGATATTGCTCCAGACGCTGGACCAAGGCCAAGGCCTAAACCTAGACCAATGCCGGTTTAGAGTCCAAGACTTGGAGATGACCTTATCCATCTTGGCGTTAGGGGTAGCTTTCATTATCATTATCATCGTATTCTCCTAATCATCGTTCCACCAAAGCCACCTACTCCAACACTTAGACCAAGTTTTACTCATAGACCAGACACCTGACTTATCTTGATCTCGACATCTACTTCTATACCAAGACCCAGATTCAGTTTTATTCCAAGGCCATAGCCAAGTATAGGGCCAAGGTTTGTTCCAGTTCGTAGACCATCCCCTAGACGAGGGCCACGCTTTTCTTATCATCATTGGGATGTACTCCAAACTGTAGACCTAGTCCACAACATTGTTTGCGTCCAAGAAAAAGATTCATTTTGGTCTCCTTTCCAATCTCCATTTTTAGCCCACCCTTGAGACCATTCTCCAGACATAGGGTCCAACCCACTCCAAGCCCAAGTTCTATGTCCAATATTAGTTATACCTATCTTATTTCCACTTCTTGCATTTTTCCTTATCATATATCTTCCTCCCACGATTCTGAATAAACTTCATCTTCACTCCAAAGCGCATGCCAACACCATTCCATTGTCCAACAATGGGAAAACCTAGGCCAAGGACTGTACCTACGTATGGTCCACGATGTTGGATCAGAAAAAGCCCAACACTCAGATCGCCCTTGTGTTGTTGCTGGTTTTCTTATCATGTGTTATTCCTCCATACCCAAGAACAAGACCCAGACCTAGTCCAACATACAGAGTCACAGTCATGCCTACGCCAAACCCCGCTCGTTATCAAAAATTCATACCACCAAGAACTGCACGTAAATTCTGACCAAGCTACAGTTTTAGGGCGTGCTAGTTTTCTTATCATTTGTTTATCCCCAACGGTTAGGGTTACGTGTACGTTACACAGAAGATAGAGCCCAGCATCTAGACCAAGAAGACGATTTAGCTGAAGACCTGACCCAGTGTCTAGAGCCGGGCCAATCCCAAACAGGATAGTTGTTGTTAGATTTTCTTATCAAAGCACTCTCCTCCAACAATAAGATCGGTCAAACCAAAACTGCGAATAAGAGCAAACGTGGTTTCTCATCCAACAGGCGGATGTTCTGCTAAGACCCCACCTATTTGTTGCCCACTCGTACGACGAAGTACGGGTAAGGCTAAAGTCTGCAGATACGGGATCTACATTAATTTTTCTTATCATTGGCGTATTCTCCAACTTAGAGAATTATTCCAGCACATAGCGTCAAGCCAGAGCCAACAGTTAGACCACGTATACCTAGACTTACCCCAAGCCAAAGACCAAGTCTTAGACCCAGACCAAGCAGTAGACACGCGAGATTCAAACCCGATGGGTTTAGACCAAGACCTAGACCCACTCCACACTGATTTCATTATCATCTTCCTATCCTCCAACACCATGATTTGTAGCCTGCTCTTTCTCTGCCCCAAGACCTAGACCAAGAGACGGTTCCAAAACTAGTAGCACAAGCAGATCTAGTCCAAGAGTAGGAATAAGTTTCTCGTTGTACAGATGATTTGTATCTAGAGTCCTCCCAAGACATGGACCCGTCCCATCTAGATGAAGTAATCACAAATTAGTACTCCATGAATTAGACACGGGTGTAGTAATTGACCAATTGTCGCACCAAGGCTTGTTAGCACTAGCTGACAATGACCATACGGCTATTTGAGTTTTTAAAGAACTATAACACCATCCTTGGGCCCAGAGTCTAGCTCTGGGCCACGTGAAGATGACTCCTCTATTTTTTCTCATTATCCATGCGCCCTCGTGTTAATGGATCCTCTAATACCCTTTAACCAAGAATAGCTTGAGTCCCTATTCAGTGTTGATATGGATAGAAACTCAGCTGATTTCCAAGCCCTATTAAATCTCATTCCCCTCGCCCATTCGCAGGACTTAGCAGGGCAGGGCCAGCCATCTGGCCTACCTTGCATCCATGAAAAAGTCGGGCCTAGAATTGGGTTGTTAAAAGGCCTTCCTGATCTACTATGCATTCTCATTACGCATCCAAGGGTGCAAAGCACCATCTTGGTTGATAAATGATCTCTACTGCTCCAAGTGAAATAATTACAGATGACCCTATTGGATCCTCCGTATTGGGCTGCTCTTGGCTGCTAGCACCCGAGGTTTCTACCGCGCGAGCCTGCGCCAAAACCAAACAATCCTCACCTACGTGAGAAAGGATGCCTCGGTAATTGTACCGAGCGCACAATACCGCCACTGGCTGCCCCAAGAACTGCTGCGCTACTTGTGCCATTGACTGAGCTGCAGCGCCATCGATCTCTACCAAATTTACTTTGCTTTTAACCTTAGCCATATTGTCATTTCCTTAAACTAATTAAACGAAAAAGGGGCAGCAGAACATCTGCCGCCCCCCATGAGATATATAGAGCTAAGCTCTACTTTTATAATTTGCCTTACTAACTATCAACTAGTCAGCAACTTTTCTTTCTTTGTCGGCTGCCAATGGATCATATTCTCGTTGGCGAGTAACGCATACCCACTTACCGCTTGGTAAGTTGATTGATGTGTGTTCGTCATGGCCCACTACGATGGGATCCTTGGAGAACAAGAAGATGTCTCCATTTTTGTTTACATAAGACTCAACTTCAGTTTCCGAAGTGATCTGATGACTGTGACCGGTCACCTCGCCAAACGCCAAGATTTTAGACTCATGCTTTTTGAGCATTTCCAAATCTTTTGGCTTGTTGACTACTCGAAAGAAAATGTCGCCCTGTCTTGATTGAAACTTTTTCATGCTACTAGCTCCTTAGGATTCTTGTGACGGATGATACTTATCCGCTGTGAGGTAATTTGTCCACGCGACAGCCTGCTGGCATGTCTTCATCGTGGGAGGGACGCACAAGAAATAATTCTTGTACGTACCGTCTGGTTCTGGCGTCGAGTTTACAACCTTAACGTACAAGGTTGGTTCTTCGAACACCTTTGGTATTTGAAAGAGTATACGCTCTCTTCCAAACTGGTCTACGTCCTTATGGATTATTCTGGTTTGGTCGCTCGACATTATAGTGTCGAGTCCTATTACCTTCATACCCACATACCGCACTTCCGAATTGGAATGTTGAAGAACTTCCTTCAGCGTAACCGTTTCGGGTTTTGTGAAGAAGTGAGGTGGTATCCTCACACCTTCATAGTAGTATAGTATACTACCAAACTTGTCCGCGTCTAGACCGTGCTGTTTACCATTCCTGTACCACATCACCCGAGTGGGTGAAATGTAGGCAGGACCGTTGTCGCAATGAAGACGCCCGTCTTCATTGAGGATTCTCTTGATAGGCCCAAACCCAAACTCGCCTCGGAAGAATCCTAACCGAGCGGCCCACGCTTCATACCCTTTATTCTTACTCATGTTCCTCCTCTGATTTCTTTATTACACTGATACCAATTTTGCTACCAATAATCTTTGATCTTTCAAAGATTAAGTTTGAGTCTGGTATACCCTCATTTACTAGAATAAGGGATTTACCTTTTTTTTCAAACACTTGACCAGTTATAGGGGCAATCCACTTACCCCCTTCTTTTAGCATATTGAATAATTTATCCAGCCATGCTATGTCTGATTTTACCGGCTCCCACATATTTTACTCCAAATCCCATAGGTACAAACTCATGCGCCTAGTTATCCATTTAGAGCTACGCCTACCATCTCTCCAGCTTGTCGAATACCGTAAGCTATTTGAAAATAGGCTAGAGAACGTGCCCTCGTTAGCCCATACACGGCTACTAGGATATCTAGTTGTCATCATTCTACTCCTCGTCATCGTCGTAAGGGTCGAGGAACTCTTTAGGGCCGTGAGTAGACACTACTACACCGTTTCCGGTAGGACTGTCTTCTTCTTCCTCATCCCCTTGTTCTTCCATACGAACTACAAATTGTTTGTCTCCTATCCATACTAGGAAATCGTCCGAAGCGCCACGCCTCTTCTTTATTCCTATGCTTATTCCTTTTTTGCCTTTGTTCATGTATATATCCACGAACAGGAAGTCTTGTCCTTCTTCATGGCAGTTAGGGGCGTTATATACTTCCGCTTCCCAGCCTGGGCTGAGCAAGAAGCTTATTTCTTTGGATTTCTTTTTAGAGTGCTCTATGTCTCTTTTGAACATGTCTATACCGCACTCAGGGCAAACTTTTGGAATAAAATCAGGAGTGTCGTCCTCATCTTTTTCCCAGTCCCAGTCTTTTTCACATTCACGACATTTAAGCATCATGCAGTTTTTCCCTTATTATTTTTAGTTCTAAATCAGAGGCTGTAAGCTCTTCCGTAAGAGTTATTTTAGACGACCACCATCCCCTGTCTTCGTCTAGTTCTTTACCAGCGGTAAACTGAAATTCGTAGAAAACTCCGTTTACTTTTATTTGACTAGGCCAGACATCCATAGTTCCTATTTTTATCATTTTGTTTTCTAAAAACAAAATTAAAAAGTCTTTGAGCGATTTTTTTGAACACCACCTACGAAACTTTTCTCTCATAGCTGTTATGTCTAGGGTTCCGTTACTATCTATATCACTTCTACAGTCTACGCATAAACCTGGAGATCCGTCTTTCAAGATAATAACTTTAGACATTTTTCCGCATTTTTCGCATTTCATTTTTTTTACCATGAGCTTTGATATTGATAGGTCACTTCAAATCTATCTTCTAGATCTACCAGACTTTTTATGGTCTGGTCTATATCTTGCCAATACCCATCATCGATCTCGGTAGACCCGAAAAAGAATCCATCAGCTGGAGGAAGTAAGTTAGAATTTTTTTCTGCTTTAACTTTTAAGCACAGCTCCTTTAGCTGTTCTAGAATTTCTTTACTAACTTGGTACACCGCGCAGTCGTCTACTCCTTTCTGGACGTTCTCCACGAACCAAGCGTGGATTTGATTTGCTTTTCTCCACGTCACCACTTCTTCCTCTATGTAGGAAATTTTCTTGGGGTTGATCGCTATTTTGTTTTCACCTACGGAAATTTTTACTGCTGCTTTAACTTTTCGGTGCTCCCAAGGGGCTCCGATATAGATCTTCTTAGTTAGATACATGTCAAGACCCATAGCTTCTCCTTTTTAGATGTTAAAACAAATAAGCCCCCTACTTTAAAGTAGGGGGCTTATTAACCCAGAGCCGACCTGCCAAAATTAGCTCTAGGGTTTATCGGGCATACACTTTATACAATTTATATATACTGGAAGGTCTTTTACTTTTGTAACGCTTGTGTCGTTAACAAAAGAATGACCACATGTAGGTATTACTAAATACTTATTAAACTTTAGAAGCCTAATATTTTTTATCTTAACCCTCTTCATGTTACCCAGTCCTCACCGGACTAGGCTCGCAAGATCATAGGATCGCGTTAACCTGTCCGGCAGTTTGTACTTCCGTTCATATAAGACACGCACCCTTTCACACCAATCTTCGTTCGTAAGCTGGTGGCTAGAGATAGAAATCCGTAAACGCAACGCCATCCTTTTACTACTTAATAGTATAACCCGTTCTGCCTTCTTTTGCCTGCTTTTTTTTCTAAGTTTTTGCAGCATGGCTACTTTCTAAAGTTTCTAGCTTTTTGGTCATCTCCTCTATTCTTTTAGCTATCTCCCCCGCTATTTCGTCAGCGGTTAGTATAGCTCGGAGCATGACCTCTGATTGATGCCGACACATCTTTGCTGTTTGCAGCATGATGTTGTGCAGCTCCACCGGCGACGTTACTGAGCCGTTTCGGCCCACCATAACTCCGAACGGAAAATCATTTTGACCAATCTCCCAATCCAGAACTACTGCCACGGATCTAAGCTCTGGCACTGTCTTGAACAAATCATCTGTCAGCAGAACAAACGCGTCTGTGACTTCCTTAGACCGCATCTTGGTCTCCGGTATTTCTTGGCTCATCTAATCTCCTTATAATTTTTTCAAGTTCGCTCTCAACTACTCTAGCAGAAAGGGCTATAAGCGGGAGCATCGAAAAGTCAGAAATGCTGTAACAGCATATTATGGATAGGTAGAATGCCACGTGGTATCCTAAACAAAACCTACATGTAAACAGTTCCCCTATTAGGGACACGAATGTACTGTCCGAGTATTTCCACGCCTCCGTGTGAGCCCTAGGGGTTGCAAATAGGGACCCCTCGAACCAAGCGTCTAGCGCCCCCTTTGTAGAGACCGCTGCTACTATTATAAGTATTATAGTTTGCATTTTAAATCGGCAGCTCCGCTGTTAATTGATTAAGGCAAAGCTGCCTTTTTAAAATTACCTTACTCTATATCTTCCCCTGTAATCATTTCTAATAAGTCTAGTAGTAGAAGAATCCAAGTGCCTAGTAGTATTACCTGGATTCCAAAAGGGTTTACCTTTTGACATATTATCATTAGTTCTGTATATAGAATAAACTGCTATAACAGGAATCAGCATCATCGACAAAGATCCAGTAACAAGTGAGGCCACTAAACCCCCAGCTAATAACCAGAATGTAGTCGTGTCAGTATCGTCCTGCCTATTATACCTTTTATACTTAGCCATTGTTTTCCTTAGTATGGCCATTCCCTAGACACTCCCCGATCCGGCGGAGGGTCTCCTTCATTTTTTCGGTTATACTCAACCGGGTACGGTGGAGATAATGGATATTTTAGGGAAAGTAGGTTACCCAGTGCGCTTCGGCTTGAAGGCAGTCTTTGGGTTACAATTAATCCGTATCTTTCCATAAATCGTTTAGGAGATCGGCTTGTCATGTTTAAGTCCGTTGTTCTTGTTATTACTCACGCTACTATATCATTTTAGGAGACCGCCGCAACTAATATTACTATAATTAGGGCGATAGAACATGCTAGGGCTCCTGGCTCCCAAGCGTCGGCTTCGTTTTCGTAACTATTGCCGTATTCTTCTTTTACTCTATCTGATATTTTATATAACATGATTTCCTCAAATAAATCTACTGGTAGTGCCAATAGCGACAAAGCAATGCTATCCGAAGTGATTAGTAGAATAAGAAAGGGGGCTGTCCCTAACCTTTCTTCTCTTCTGCCAGCAATCCTGAATCTCGACGGAAAGCCTTACGGTCTTGCTAAACACTTTCAGTTTGAATCTCTCTTCAATTTTCATATGCCTCGTCGTACCATATTGAAGACTGGTAGACAAGTCGGTAAAAGCACTGTTATATCCGCGCATGGGGTGATCATATGCGCCACGATACCTTATTTTAGAAACCTTTATATAACCCCCTTATTTGAACAAGTAAGGCGCTTGTCCAGTAATTATGTTAGGCCCTTTATAGAGCAGTCCCCTATCAAATCTATATTGATAGGACCTGAGACAGAAAACAGCGTGTTGCAGAGGAGTTTTCGCAACAACAGTATGATGCAGTTTTCTTTTGCTCTCTTGGACGCCGACAGAATTCGAGGTATACGTGCGGATCAGGTCATTATAGACGAAGTGCAGGATATGGATAGTGATCACATTCCGGTAATTCGAGAGACCATGTCCGCAAGTGAATGGGGCACCATGAAGATAGCTGGCACCCCTAAGACCCTAGACAACACCATAGAGAGAGAATGGTTGTCGTCATCTCAGGCTGAATGGTGTATAGTGTGTAGGGCTTGCAAATATTTAAATGTGTCGTCTATTTTTAACGACCTCATGGGAATGATTGGCCCACCTAGAAACGACATCTCTGGGGATAACCCTGGAACTATTTGCGCTAAGTGTTCTAGAGTTATATACCCTAAAGATGGAAGATGGATACACAAGCATCCAGAAAGAAGGATAAATTACGCTGGGTATCATATTCCTCAACCGATAATGCACATTCATTACTCTAGACCAGATAAATGGGCAGAGCTGAATGCAAAGAAGGAAGGTATGGGAAATTATACACATGAAAAATTTCTTAACGAAGTATTGGGAGAAAGCTCGGGAGCAGGCCTGCAACTCGTTTCTCTTCCAGAGCTACAGGCTGCTTCAAATCCTGACCTTAAAAATAACCCAAGAGATCCTTCTTTAAACTGCAAAGACGAAATTATAAAAAAGTACAGGCACAGAGTTTTATCTGTGGATTGGGGCGGCGGCGGAGCAAAGGGAGTATCCCTTACTGTACTAGCTGTTATGGGTATTACTGCATCCGGCGTCATTGAGGTCATATGGGCTAAGCGCCTTCTAACCCCTCATGATCATATGGCAGAAGCAGGAGAATGCCTTAAAATATACCGGATGTTTAAGTGCGAGTTTATAGCACACGACTTCTCGGGAGCTGGAGTTCTACGCGAGACAGTTCTAGTACAGTCCGGTATAGCTGCGTCTAACTTACTTCCAGTCCAATACATAAGGGCGTCTAGCAAAGGAATGTTCACTTATGTGCCTTCTGCACCAGCACACCCTAGAGCCCATTACAGGGCGGACAAAACTCGAAGCCTTCTTACAACTTGCTCGGCTATACGTAAGGGATCGGTTAGATTTTTTGCTTACGATTATATTAGCTCTGAAGAGCCGGGCCTCATTCAAGATTTTTTAGCTTTAATAGAAAGCAAAGCCACAACCTCAACAGGATCCGACATATATACTATTCAGCGTAACCCTGCTCTATCTGACGATTTTGCTCAAGCTGTAAATATAGGCTGTTTGTGCTTATGGCACATGACTGGGTCATGGCCTAACTTTAAGACACAGAAGTATTCGATAACCAAAGAGCAAGCACAAGAAGCCGGAATGGACGGATGGAACGCTTAGATTTTAGAGCACCACTCTTCCCATTTTACAGGGTCTATCACAAAGCTAGGCTGGCGGTTACGGTAGTCTACGGTGTAGTCTTCTATGCAACCCGTTGCCAATAGCGACTGTGCTAGCTTACCGGGCTCTGCTACTGGTATATTGTAGTCTTTGCACAACAAGAAGAATTCTCTACATTGCATCCATACGCTATTTTTGTTGTTCGTACTTTTAATAGATACGTCTCCACTAAACAATCCCATGCATGCGAACTTAGAGCACATTTGCTTAAAGGATTCGGACGTTGATCTATTTATACCAAGATGCAAATCTGAATCTATTATACTCGCCCCTTCGTATAACCCCTCTATTCCTATATTATTATATTCGCACCACTCCTTTAAATAGTTAGTTATTTTAGATATGTAGTCTAATCCGTCTGGGGTTTTATTTTCTTTTATTACCCAAGAAAGAAAGTTAAGAGGTATTTTGCTTAGGGAAGATAAGATAGATTCGCTTAAGATTATATGTTTACTGTTAATATAAACCCATCTAGATATAGTTCTACAACCTAGCAATGTCAGTCTATCCATAGCTACAGCGCAGTTTCTTGCCCCCGATACGGCCTCTATCATAACTCGTCTAGCAGGGCAGCCCGCGTCTAATGGGGCTATTACAACAGGCCACGAGCTTCTTTCTTCTTCTAGCAACATAGATCCTATTATAGATTTACCATTCCCAGGGTGTCTGGATTTATTTATGGTACACCCTATTTTTTCGCTTATGCTAACAAAATCAGAAAAGCACTCGTTAGCTACTCCTATGCCTAATGTGTAGTACCTATTCTTCTTTGCTAGTACATTAGCCATGCAGCATATTATTGCCGCCCAAGCTAAACCGCTGTCTTTGCTACCTATCTCTTGTTTTTCAAAAAAGTCAAGAGGCTCGTTATTTGCAACAGTGTCGTATACTGCAGAAGAAATATCTTTTTCTACTTCTCCATTTTCTAGTATTACAAATTTTCCCATCTTAAAGGCTGCAACGCTTTCAGAAACCTCTGTTATTTTTGGAGGATTAAATAGCATAGATACAGCTAGGGCTACAGGGGCGTATCTTCTATAGCAGTAAGGAGATTTTAGTTTGTTTTTTAAACACATGCGGCGAGACCAGATAAGGTATTTTTGTTCCATGTTACTTGCCCAATCTACAAACTGTATTTCCTTTCCTTCTTTTTGCATTACGCCTGAGTAGTGTACTGTATAGTCTTTAGAAACTACTTTTTCTATTTTTAGTACTATATCGGAAACTAGTCTGTTCTTAACGTATATACCATCTTGTCTCTGCTCGTATTTTATTCCAGCGTGTACTACCTCTTTGTTTTTATTGGTTGTTAGTTTAGTTACCTTTTCTTCTTCTTTAGAAGAAATAGATAAGTTAACCCATTTAGCCGAACCTACCCAGCTTTCCTTCCAATCATAAAGGTAATTTGATTTTTTTATTAAAGAGCTAGTAGGGCACAACTTATCTGCAGCTGATCCAGAAGCCACTACCTCTTTACCTTCTTGGTGTAGAGAACGCCAAGACTCGGAAGTTCTGATAGATCTGCGCTTTTCGAAATGGTCAAGCAACACGCACACTGGAGGAGCGCAGCTGTGTTTGCCTGCATAGTCTAAAACCATTTTAACAGAGTTAATGGCGTCGTCTGTTATAACTACCGATTGGCTTTTTGATTGAATAGCGTCGCTCAAAAACAACATACCGTATTCGTTATCTAGGCACCCTCTAGACTTATATGATATTCTTTTGACTAAGAAATCGTCATGTGTTTCGCAGTTTCTCCCTATCATCAAGAATGCAGATATTTTATTAGGGCTTGAATATGCAGGTATGACGCATACATCTCGCCAACCTCTTCCAGTAAAAATAACCTGAGGGCTTTTCCATCCTGCATTGAGAGAGTCAGACATGTCTTTCTTTGTATTAAACCCTATAAGGTTACTACCTACCTTATCCCAGTTTGGCCCTACCTGTATATTTAGCCTTGCTAGTAGCTCTAAGCGGCTTGGAGTTAGGTTTCTGCTATTCTCTTTACACCTTTCCCACAGAGAGTTTATGGATTCCCTTCTATTAATGTTGTTAATGAAATAATTAGAAATACCCTCAGAAAACCCTTCTTGCTCTTGGCTTAATAGGCCTTTGGCCGTCAGCATAGAGATAGCATCGCTTACGCTTATTTTGGCGTAGGCGGCAGCCAGCTCTACCATGTCTCCAGACTTTCCACATTTAAGGCAGTAAAACCATTGGCCTGTTGCAGAAATGTCATCACATATGGTAATATAATTACTGCAACAGGGGCATTGGCATTTGCACGGAAGAACGCTTTGATTTTTGCAAACATCAAATAGCTTAGTTACTTCTTCCCAGTGTAATTTAATATTACTATTATATATTGGTGGAGGATTTACCATGGCTGTGTTAGACCAATCCGATGACGTCTCCGGTACAGAGTTTCACAGAATGTCTATTGTTTATGCCTTTCCTAGTTTTGTTAAAGATGCGTCATATGAGGCCATTACCGGCTCGGACTCAACTCTACCATCTAGCGTGTACGGAGATCCTAGGTATTTGAAATTCCCTTGCCATAGTTCCCCTGCTACCTATATATCAATGTCTCATTTTTTAGAGCAAGAGTCAAGTCTTGGGAAAGTGGCCTCTAGTATAAAAGATAGGATTATTAAAGCCGCCGATTATTTTGGTATTCGGGGTCACGTCGATACCTTAATTGAAAAGAACGCTTCTCTAAAAATGCATTCGGAACGAGAGTTAGACGACTCCTGTTTTGCTTTGGTTACTCAGTATGATAACGGTAATAAGACTAGGAACTATCCTATACGCAACGAGTTTGAACTTAAAGCAGCAGCTTCTTGGATTGATAAGTTTGCTGAAGATTTTAAATTTAGTGATCGTAAAGTTATAGCATCAAAGATTTTAGAGAAATCTGCAGAGTTTAATGTGCGCTTAGACAACGAAGACAGTCTTAATAAATTGGCAGCTAACGGACTAGCCTCTACGACTAAAGCAGCCTCTATGCTATTTGATCGTGCTAAGGCTCTTAGAGTTCTTAAGAAGGATGTAGGCATTCAAGAGATGTTAGTAAAGGCTGCACAACGTATCATTCAAAAAGGATCTTCTGATATAGACAAAGCCGCAGATATAATAGAGTCGGTAGACAAGCATTACCGGATAAGCAGTCTTGGAAAGTCTACCGACTTATACTCTTTATCTACTAAGGTAGCTGAATCTATTATAAAAGATAATGTTCAACTAACAAACGGATCCGTTTATAAAAAAGCAGAGCTAGAAGATATTAAGCTTGATGAGCTTAAAGGCGTCTTCGGAGACGAGTTCGCTGAAAGAATATCCAGCGGTGGTCTTTTTGTAGACTCTGAAAAATTAGCGGAGGAGTTGGTTACTCTCCCTAGAAATGACGCTAATCTTTTTGACAACCTTGTAAGTAGCCTTGGTATAAATACTACTTACAAGGAAGCCAGCTTTAACACTATTACAGTGACTGATTTTATCTAGTTATACTAACTTACTTATGATCCTAGATATAGGGCGCATTACCTGCGTCATACCTGGAACTATAGTAAAATTATTCTTGCCATACATTTTCTCCCCTATTCTAGGGTCGAAGGCGGAGCATGCGCCTATACCGTAAACAGACATGTTAAATCTGTTACGTACATCTTTTACAGCATGCCCAACATGCGCTATAGCAACATCTCCGCTGTACCCCATAGCGCAGGGCTGGCCGTCAGAAATGACTATCATTACTTTTTTAGCGTAATGCTTTTTATTTTCGCAAAGTTTTTGTGCTGCATACCAGATTGAGAAACCATCGATATTATTAGAATGAGCCTCCATATGGAGTATATTCTTAATATCTGTTCCCTTGGTATTATCATACACCATTCTAAGATTAACCTCGCCCTTACCAGAAACTTTTGCGATTCTAGCTCCCATGGTGCCCTCTTGCGCAGAGAAGCCTATGATGCTTAGATCTATGTCGTCAGATTTTTGGCAGACCTTGGCGATTATATATCCTATTTCCCTAGCTGAATCTATGCGCTTGTTTCCATCCGTCTTAGCGTCCATTGATCCAGATTGGTCAATTAGTATACACACGCTTGCCTTATCTGAAGAATCTTCTTTTCTGTGATAGAAAACCTTGTCTGAGTCCATAGATTCTTCTTCCTCTAGAAATCGATGCATGGCTTTAGTATTCACTTTTCCGTAAGAAGAGTTGTATACTTTTCTAGAGTCAGATACCCCTCTTAAGTAAAGTAGAGACGCAAGAGATTCCGCTTTTGCATCCATATCCCGTACTTCGCTATCGGAGTAATCGAGTTGTGGGCTATGATCAGGAGCACACCATATAGGCACGGTCCTCTCTCCTATACTCAACTCGTCTATAGTCCCATGCCCTTCAAATTTAACTGGGCATGCCTCGTCTTCTTTTTCTTCCCCAGAAGCCTCTGCAATAAGTGCAGCTGCAGGAAGCTCCTTATTCTCAATCTGTACTTTGGAGAACCCAAAGAAGTTTTTATCTATACCTTGCATAGGGGATGACCAGTCAATCTTTGGCTTTTCTTCTCCCTCCGGATTTTCTTTAGGATCTTTATCTTTGTCGTACATCTTCTCTATTTTGTATACCGCTGTACGACACATATCGAGCCGCTCTTCTGGGGTAACCGCAGAGCACAATCCTACTTTTATTATTTCTTTCGCCTTAGCGTATACCTCGGGAATAGGTATAGGATGGTTTACATGATATAGGTTCCAAGACACTGCTCGTATGAACGCATACGATGATGTAGGGTTCCCGTCATTACCATCATGCTCTGCGATTAGATTTTTAATTTCATCGTACTCTCCCTCTACAATAACGTCACTGTAGGCGTCAAAGTATGGCTTGAAGCCCTCCCATTCTTGGGACACAGCATTTCTAGCAGTGGCAGTTTCGATTGCTGAGAACAAAGCTTTTACGCTTTGTTTCTTTGTCCGATTGAATGACGCTACTACTGGTATGGGTATCTGTCTACGGATCTGTGATGCTAACATCACTTCTCCGCATAGGGCATCAATAACCTCGCCCCTTTTTTCCTCGTTTTCTGCTGCGAGGATTCTATCAGGTGATATGTAGATCACCGTGTCATTGTGGGTGTTTACGTTTCTACCCGTAGAGAATTTCACTGTCATACTCTTCTCAGTGTTATCCGGAGAGTTTAGTATTACATTCGCACTTCTACCGATTGATGCAAGGCTTACTTTGCATATTTTTACATCGGCCTCTTTCTTTTTCTCTTCTGCTGACTTTTCAGAATACTTCGTCTGATACTCGTACCTAGAGTCCCAGTACGTATCTGTCCACGTATTACCACCCCAGCCTCCGAATGTCTTCCAATTGTCTTTCACCTTTTTCTTAGCAGGTGTGTAGGACGGGGAAGAATACCAACTTCGATAATAATCACTTGAATAATCACTAGCCATGTTTTTTAAATCCTTCTTGTTGTTGTTTTATATTTACCGGTAGGGTAAGAAATTTACCCTACCGGAGTAATTAAATTAGAGGCTTAGCAAATCAGATGCGGTTGTAGCTGCAGTGCAGTCCATTGCACCGAACTTGCCTTTCATCATCTCTAGAACTTGGCCTCTCTCGGAGTCAGCACCGCCGTCATTACCAAATCGATTTACTATTGTAAACCGAAGTGTGGAGACGCCACCACTCGCATACCTAGATGCTGCGGTTATTAGCTCCCTCGTGCCCAAGGCGGCTGAGAATATGCTTTCTACGCCTTTGCTTTTCATGCGGATTGTGTTCGCCAAGTCTACTAGTTTAGTAGCTACGCTAACATCTACCCCTGTCTTTAGAACTAACAGGTCAGTTTCTTCCTTTCTTGGTAGGTAGTTTACCTCAACAATATCGCTAAATCGTGTGGTTAACGCATAGTCCATGCGTGACGTTCCTACGTAGGATCTGCCTTCATTAAGAGTTGCAAACCATACGATACCGCCCCCATCTTTGAGAACTGGATTTGGGCGACGTTCCATAAGGAATGCTGCTCGGGTGTGATCTAGAAGGTTCATTAAGCCGTTAACAACTTCTTTACCCGTACGATTAATCTCATCCAGCAGGATAACAGCATTGCCCTTCTCGACTACTCGAGTGAAAGGGGTGTCAATATATCCTATATCTCGCATGCCACCGGACCTGGTGGTACCGAGACGCCCGAACCATTCTGCTGCACTCTCTACAAGAGCACAGTTAATCTTTAACATGGGAAGACCATGTCTAGCTGCGTACTGCTCAGCTGTACTTGTCTTGCCACAGCCCGAAGGTCCCTTTAGCATAATGTTCTGGGACTTACCTTCTTTTCTTTCTTTTTCGATGATCGAGAATAGCGACAGGGTGTCTGGCTCGATGTGAAATGATGTGTCAACACCTGGGATAATAGTGCCGTCTGAAGAACTGAACGCATCTCCTTCGTTCATGCTAACTACGGACTTGATGGATTCTGCGCTTGTGCTATTTACCATAATAATCTTCCTCTTTGAATTTTCCAAATAATTTTTCATAAGTCTTCTTCCCTATATCGATAGAGAAAGAACTAAGACTTATTAAAAGTGCTAGGTCTTTAACCTGCATATTTATCGAACTTTCATCTAACCCCTTAGGGTTTATTATAAGCCGTATGTACGGCTCTACTTCGACGCCATTTCTTGTTAGACACTCTCTGGCGTGTGCTATATACCAAGGATACTCACTATCAAACTTTTTTAAGTGTTTTGCATATAGCGCATATATAGTCCTTTCCCTGTTTTCCTTAACAGCGGATGTATTTAACCTTACTAGTATCTTTGTTGTTATTTCTTTGATACTAGAATCTCCTTCTCTTTATCTCCTCGTGTTTCTCTTCCGTCCTTCCCCCGTAGAGGTTTTTAGCATACTCCACGTTCTCCTCTTTGGTTCTTAGAACCTTAACAGGATTTGGAAATTTTAATTTCCTATCCATGCAGTAGGCTACCTCTCCTGCTAGGTAGTATGCTACTTTTACAATCTCCCCTCTGTGGCTGAATAGCGCACTTACTTGGGAGTCCATCTTAAGTGAGCCTATGTCGGTACGAGTCAGACATACGAGCACTTCTTTTCTTTTCTTTACTTCTTCTTGCACTACCTCAAAAAGGGCTTTAGATCCTTCTTCCGTAGCTACCGCTTCTTCATTTAAGAAGGGTCTAGTTAGAGAGTAAACTCTTAAATCTACCTCTAGCTTGTTTTCTGCGTTGGATATGGTAAATGTGCTGGCTCTCGGAGGAGCGCCCAAGCTGCAGAAACCTCCAACTAGGCTCTCTATCCAATCTTCGCTCATCTTCTCTACAATTAGCCTATTTGCAATTATCCTTCTGACTTCCTCTATTGTGAAAGCCGAAAGCATCAGAGAGTTGTCCATAACCCAACTCTCTGTGCACATACCAATATCCTTTGTTATTTTATATCCAGGTAGACCCTTTCGGGTCTTCCGGTCTAGGTACTCCACTACCTCCCATGGTTGGATGTTGTACTTCTTTAGTGCTTCCTTATTATTAATATTGACTATTTTCCTAACCTGCCTAACCTGATCCTCCGTAGGCTCTTCTGGGGGACCGTCTTTACCGGATACGGTAGCAAATATTTCTTCGGCTACCTTCGACAAAATCTCTTCTCTTTCGTATTCATCCATGATTATGCCTTTCCGCAAATTTCGGAGCACAGCTCCATTATACTTTCGGTCATTCCGCATAGGTAATCAGCGTAGGCTTCTCCGTCTACGAGAGGCCAGCTAATCTTTTGTTTGTCTACATACATTACCTTGTTTGTTAGAGGTGTCATGTATGTGCTTCTTCCTGCATCAAACTCTACTGGCATTCCTATCGAAGGCATTGGTTTGTTACAGTAAACCGCTGCTGCTTCAAACAGGTCTTCTATATGGAAGAGAGGAGTAATCACAACGATGAACTCTACTAGCTCTTCCACTGGGTCGTACGCTGAATACATTGAAAATTTTCGACCGTCCTCCATCCACACGGTTATACCTCCTAAATTAACTACTGAGGTTTTACCGGTGTCATTTGCTAAAGCTATGCCTAGCCCGTTGTGTATAGCCGTATCCATCGGGTATACTTTTTCTTTGATCTCCCTTAGAACTCTCATAGTCTTAGGGATTAGTATGTCTTTTGCAAAATTCACTCTTATTTCCATAAGAGTATTTTTCTCTGTCCTCTCTCCTATTTTCTTAATCTTCTTAAGCTTTTCTTCCTGCATGCTCATTAAGCTACTCCTATTAAGCCGTACGCCCCGTACCCAGTTATAGCTACGTCTCCAAAAATTGGGACGAAGCTTCCCGTGAACTCTTCCACTATTGCCGTTGCCCACGTGTTCTCGCGCTTCTCTCTGGCTTCTGCCAGATCGTCATGAAACATCGCCACCTCCTTGCTTAAGTCTATTTTCTCAATCAAACAGCCTTCGATTAAGAATGGAGGGTTTACGCAATCTACATACTCTACGCTACCGTCAGTCCTGACTATAACTACCTTCATGCTTCATGCTCCTGGTCTAGTTACTAGTACACAACGCAATACAAACAACTCTCTCTATTGTTTCTCCAATGGCTAAAGTAAAACACAAAACCCCGAGTCTCCATGTTAAAGGAGACCCGGGGTCTTATGTGGTTAACCGCTAAAGCGGTACACTATATTATGACGCAAAATAGCCTTGAATTAAGGGTATGGGTATTGTTGTAATATTAGGGGTATTATTACCTGTTTTCAGAAAACTTCTTTATAGAATCTAAAACATTACCGTTATTTAAATTTAAGCTTTTTATTTGATCTACTAGAAGACTAAGCCTTGATTTAATAAATGACGCTATTTCTTCTGACTTCTCTTGTTGGTTTTTCCATATCGCTGAATACATTTCTGGATCGTCTGAAAAATCCTGCCCTACGTTTTGAGCAACTTCTTCTGCGTTACCATTTAGCCCTATTTTTAATACATCTGGAGGGTTGTTTATTCCGTGAGATTTACATACTTCAGCTATGTATCCTACTATATCTTGAGAGAATGGGTTTTCGTCGCCTTCGTCTGGAGGTGACATAAACAAGGCTTCCGTAATACCCCAAGCGCACTCTGATGGGTCTGCAGGGTCAAATAGCTTAGGGTCTAGAATATCCCCGTCTAGTATATTACAAAGGTCTATAAAATCTGGCAATGAAGAGTAGAACTGGTCTGTAGTTACTATGTTAATACCCGCCATAAGTTTATTAAAGGCGGTGTTTGAAATTTTTACAGAGAAGTCTTCTTCTATTTCTTTACGTATAGTCATAGGGTCCCAGTCTAGGCCCTCTGTACCATATGTATCTATAAAACAAATAACTAGAGTAGTTGCGTACGATTGATCACTAAGCCACACTGCCTTTAAAGTTTCCTTATTAGCGTGTGGCTTAACGTTGTTACTACCTTGCCTATTCCTTGTATTTTCCACTTACAGGCCTTCTTGTACGGGCCAGCTAATGTGCACACTTTTATCGTTTGTAGCTTCAAACGTTTTCTGTGAGCTTAGCGGCTTTCCTTCAGAATCAACCCATTCCATCCAAGGAGTTCCCGAGATACCTGGCCGGTTCATACCCATCGAGGTCTTACCGTATTCTAATGCGGTTTCTCTTGATTCTTTGGAGTGGGCTTCTTCAATGTTCTTGGCTTGAACTACTATGTTAGCCTTAGACCCTACTCGTTCGCTTTTAAGCGAAACAGCTTTAAGCATGACATTATCCCTTTCTATATATACGACAATTTATGCTACGCCAACTAGGCGAAACATTAAAATGTCAGTTGTACCAGCTTACCGTCTTCCGCTTTAAATACTATTCTTATTTTTTCTGTTTTAAGAAATTTCTTCATTTTTATTTTATCTTCATCACTCATTCTAGCTATAGACTTTTTAACAGACATTAAGTCAACAGCTACATTTCTAGCCTTTGCCTGACATGGCTTACAGCCGCCTTTTTTAGGAGCCGCCGCCGCACGAGCCCTACCGGCCTCTAGAGCCATTTTTATATTTTTAAACTCAGATAAAAAAGATTCATCGTTTAGCATGGAGGCTATTTTTCCATCGTCTAAAACTATTAGTGGTAAATTTTCCATCGTAGCCCTCCTATTATAATGGGTCGCCTATACCTATAACTTCTTCTTGCACGATAGTATCCATAATGTCTAAAGTGCTTACTAATATTTTAACATCTGATACTATAAGATTCCATGCATCTTTTGCGGCATGCTGCGACCTGAACACTAGATCTACATAGTTTTTTCTAAACCAAGCTGGATTAGCCCCTTGAGCGGGAGCGTCTTGATTGAACTCCTCTAAATCTGACGGAGAACATACTCCATCAAATTCATCTATCTGTATCGCTTGAGAATTGACCGGGCCTCGTATATATCTAAATATAGAGTTACTCATAAGATTTGCGGAATACGCCTCTATCCTCATCCTAAACCCGTCTACGTTATTTGTCGTAAACTTAGTCTGTACTAGTTTTTTAAGCTTAATTCCGTGGTTCACGGATGGAACTGTTGAGCCGTAGCTTGAGCTCGAGTTAGAACTAGATGATTCGCTTTGTGGCATTTATATTCCCCTTTTTAGTTATACGGCTACACCCCGAATATTTTCTCACTATGACCTCTTCGAGGAACACTTGACCATAGTATAACTCTTTTATCCGCATTCCAGCTTTTTAAATTCCAGTTATTTTGCCACATCTGCTCCCCTATGCATACGTCCCCTCCATTATGGCTTAACCTAGTATCGGGTATATCACATTCTCGTATACAGTCTATTTTTGCCATCCAGCAGGAACCAGAAGCAAAATGTATTTTAAATCCGTTAGGTGAAGAGTTACCTACCTTATCGCGGAAGTTTTTATTCTTATACCAAGATCCTTTTTTTATCCAAGCCATGTGAGCGTCGTTCATACTGAAAAAATACCTAGGTCCCACCATCCCTAATCTAGGGTCTGACTTTACCCCATCTATGGCTACTTGGCATATTTTCTCTAACCAGTCATTATCTACGTCTGCCATAGTATCATCATCAAACCATATAACCCATTTATTATTTATAGGGTTTTCTTTATCGTAAAACATCTCTCTCATGCAAGGGTATTTAAACTTGTTTTCTTTTGATTTATACAGGCAGGATATTACTTTAAACTTATGCATCTCCTCTGCCAGCGCTACAGTCTCAGGGCACGCTTCATTAAGGTACACTCTTAAGTCAATCTTTCCCTTTGGAGCATTTGATAATGCATTAAGGCATCTTTTATGCATATCTTTAAAATCACCATACATAAGAAGGCAAAGAGTAACGGACCCTCCTATTGTAGGGTGGTCTATAGGGGATACTCGTGGAGACGTCTCTATTGCGTTTAATACTAATGGCGTATTAACGGGCGGCTTACTGATTACAGGTATCGAAAAACGTCTGCTCTCATTAAGTGCAGGGTCGTCTGATATAGACACCGAAATATTTACTTTTCTTCCGTCTGGAAGTATTAAACTGGTAGGCTTATCCACCGCTGGCAGCATTTTGTTACTCTCCCATTCTGGTAATGGACTTATATCCCCACTCATATAGTACGATAAAACTGACTCTAGTATTTTATTAACGCCGATTATGTGATGACATAGAGGAACAGTTTGGCCTTCTGGCTCTAGGAAAGGGTAGTTACAGAATGATTTATCCCCTTCACTCTTAAGAACTTTATTTTTCCAGCATGCTCTGGGGCCCTTACAGCAATCCAGTAAACCTATAGTATGTAAGTACTTGTGTGGTACTTTTAAGTTTAACCCTTTGAATGCAGGGTTTTCTCTTACGTAGCCTTCCCACCACCATTCCTCTCTTCCACCTGCTAAAACAACACAAGGTTTGTTTAATGCAGCTGCTGCATGCATTGCGAAAGTTATAGAGCAAACAACCCCATCTGCGTGATATATTAAAGAAAGTAAATCTCTTAGTGAAGTTTTACCCCTTAGGTCTATAGCTCCCTCTAGTGTTCTATGTACGCTAAGAGGTTTACCTCCTTTGTATCCTACCTGGACACATTTTACTCCCATAGAACCTAGCACGTTTACAGTATCTTGAACGTCATAAAACCTAGGGTGTTTGGTAGTGAAATCTACTTTACCCCCAGATAAAACTACCCAGTACCTTTCTTTAATTATCCTATTGTTCTTCTCTTCTTCCGACAAGTGTATGTCGGGAATAGGCGCTGTCAGGGGAGTAACTCTTGCAGTTTTTACATCAAAGTCGTGAAGAAAGGCTTGGAGGAAGTGTATAGGCTCCCTTCCTGCTCTAGTTATTCCTTCTCCATAGCTAAGGTTGTATACAGAGGCCCCTAGTCTTTTATCTTTAAGTTTAACTATGTAAGGATTATTATTCCACAATTCTGAAAATGAAGTCTCTACTCCTATTTCCAAAGTTTCGTGATGGGCTTTATAGATATCCCTTACAGCAGCGGTCATAACAATTATGTCCCCCGCAGCTCGATTATGCCTAAGTATTACAGTTTTTTTAGACATTTGCCTTATTAACCTTTTATTTTTGATTCGAAAAACTTAATACCTTTAGTAAGTCTCTCACGTTGGTCTTCCGGAGCAGCGTATATTAGTCTTCTTATAATTTCGTAACCTTCCTCAAACCTATTAGTCCAATAGCAGGCTAAAGAAAACTCATCGTCTATTCCCCAATCCCATATCCATTCTTGAACAAATAAGCCGTTTATTTTTTTATTTAGGCTTTTGGCGTGCTTTCCTATAATATACGCTTGATTCATTTTATCAGACATTCTGCAGACTCTTACTGCTCCATGCAATGCCTCTACTCTGTCTGCGCAGTATTCCGAGGCTTTTAAGTATGTCTGTATAATATCTTCAGAAGGATATTTTAATATTTCTTTAATTCTAGCCGCTTCGTAAAGAGACATGTATACTTCTTCGTTCCAACCTCCTAATGAGGCTCTTACGTTGTAGTTGTAAAGGGCTTTAGTATGCTTTCCGCAGTCTCTATAAGATTGAGCAAGATAAAAAGTGTACCTTGGCATTAGCTCTTTGTCTTTTATATTAGCTAATTCTTTTTCAATAAAGGCAGCGTCGTCTTCGTATTTACTTTTATTTTTACTCCTAGCTCCACCAGATCCTAATTTTATTTCAATATCGGTAAGAGTATTTTGGCTTTTTATAGGATCACTGCATCTTACAAATTCGTGTATAGCCCCATCATAGTAAAAACCCATACTGTTTTTTGTTATATGCGGCCTTGGATATTTAATCGGACCTGAAGCAGTAATTATGTTATGTGTATCTAGTATTATTTGATTTTTAATTATATCTATTTTATTTTTTTCATAAGATAAAATCTCATCTGCATCTATCATAAGAGCATAGTCAATTTCTTTTTTTTCTCTTATTTTTTTTAATGCAGATGTTCTATTAGCCCCAAAATTAATCCATTCTTCACTAAACACTTTTCCTTCTACATTATTGTCTATAAGCCACTTTTCTATTACCCTTACGGTATTATCGCTAGACCCAGTGTCCACTATAGACACGTAATCTATCAAAGGTTTGGCGCTATCTAAGCATCTTGTTATTATAGATTCTTCGTTTTTAACAATTGCGCATAGTCCTATTTTCATATTTTACTTTCTATTTAGTAAAAAACTTTTTCCAAGAAAAAAGACCATAATCATTTTTTGGTTCGTTGTCATCTGGAGTTTTGTTACCTAGAGTGTCTTCCGACTTATAGCAGGAGCACGGTATATCCACTAAAGTAGATTCTACTATCCTTGCATTGTTATCGGGTTTACTGTTCACACAGGGCTCTGGGCATCCTTCTAATAATATCCAATTTACTTCAAATGAGTTATTTTCATCTTGAGGTCCTACTGCCTGAGCCATCCAAGTAGAAAAGAATTTATCACAATCTCCTTTTTTGCAAGGAATTTGTTTTTTTTCTTTTCGAGGTGTTTTTTTTATTATAGCAGTAAAATCGCCGTAACCTAACGGAGCTCCGGACTTTACGCATTTATACCTGCGTTTAGATGATGCTCCCAATCCGTTATCTGGCTTACCGACTCCTCCGGTATCCATGGCACCTTGAGGACCTGAACAGTCTGGAGGGTATGGCATACCCCCATTACTCCCAGAAAAATCTACGGTAAGCGGCCTATCTTGGTCTGGTATCCGATTACCAGAATTAAAATAAGTAGATAAATTTATAGTTTTTCCTCCTGTTCCTCCTGTTGGAAAATATATTGCATTTGTAGGAATTCCCATTGTAGACTTCGTAACATTAGGAGTCATAGTTAATGGGTCCCACCCTTCAGGGGCTAATATAATTGCGTAGTGGTATATTCCATTATATGGCACGCCTACTCTAACATATTTTTTTACTGGCTCACCTAAAAACGTGCTAGAATTTTGGTCTTCAGCTTCGCATCCTTGGCTGCAATCTTGTACTTTAACCCACTCACCTACATCGCACGGTGGAGGGTTAGCCGCCGCTGATTCGGCTAAAGACAAAGAGGCTGACTCTTCTTTAGTGAGTACTTCAGTTACAATTCCATGAATTACAAATGTAGAATTTTCTATATCTTTGGTTGTCATTTTACTAGAGGGTTCTATGTCTCCAGGGCCTTTAATGACTACAGCGCTGCCTTCGTAATAAGTGTACGAACCCCCGTTTGTTATAGCAATATTGGCAAATCCATTACCGGTAGAAGTAACTATCCCAGTAGCCCCCACTTTCTCGCTAACTTTAAACGTTGACTGTGTATCCGCATTTCTGTCAAATGCTATAGACACTGCGCTTTTAGATTCCCTTAGACCCAAGGCTTCTCTTGGATTAAGGGGGGCGCACACGCTTACTATTTTACCAGGGCCCTCGCCCCCTTTTGATGGCGGGCACCCCGTCGTAATATCAGGAGCTGCTGAGAATATTACTTTAG